GTTGCCTGCATCTGATTTGTTCTGCCTCAAATTACCCAAGACTATGCCACTCAGAATCACAATAGAACTCATCCCTCGCGGCGACGAATCGCGCAAACGGAAGCTCGCCGTCGTTGATGTCGAGAATGATGGAACGGCTGGCGACGGTCGCGGCAACGGTGAAGTCGGCAACTACCGAGTTGAAGCCGCTGGAGACTGCGGTGAAGCGGGATGGGACGACTTCGCGGCCTTCACCATCGGCCCTCTCCCGCGAGGAAACTACATCGACACTTGCGCCGAAGTGATGACCGCTCTGCACTCGGCTCATTGCCCGCCCCCAGGATCTCGCATCGCAGGGCAGAACGTCAAAAATCAGGCACGCGACAAATGACGCCATTTCCCCCCATTGCTAGGCCGCGTTGCCTGCATTTTTCTTGTTAGCCCTTCCCTGAACTTCCAACCAACCTAAAGCCATGAAAATAAAAGCGACACAATCATACGAAAAGGAAAGAGACGAAACCATTACGCAATACGTCGAACGCTGCCTTGACGGTAGCGACTACGACAGCGGACAATTAGAGACAATTGCTCGAACTGGTGGCAACAATAGCCGCGCAATCAGCAGGCTGATCGAAGTCCTCGCATCAAAAGGACTGCTTACGGCTCCTGAAATCACTGGCATCGTTGGCTGTGAAAACTTGCAGGCAAAATTCTTGTGCTAAATCTGGCGTTTTGGAATCACGGGCGCAAACTGTTCGGAATGGCGAACAAAGCATTATCTGATTCATATGAGAATTAGGCGAAGATTAGCATCTTTGCAGATTTGCCTACCCATTGACTCTACGTGTATAATCGAGGAAACAATTACCATGCCAGCACTCAAGAACACACGTCACGAAGCTTTTGCACAAGCAAAGGCCAAGGGCATGTCATCAAGTGAAGCTTACGAAAAGGCAGGGTATGCAAAAGACATAGCTCATGCCGCTAGATTGGCCTCAAAAGGCACTGTTAAGGCCAGAATTGAGGAATTACAGGCCAAGATTGAGACTGAATTCGTGTTAACTCGCATGGAATGGCTCAACGAACTCAGGGATATTGCCACAAAAGCCAAGAAGGATTCTGATTACTCGGCTGCTAGAGGTGCATTGAGAGAGATTGGCCTAGCAATGCCGGGGTGGTATTCGCCAGAAAAGAACGAAGTGGACGGAAAGCTTGAAATTGTAATCAAGAAATTGTGACCATCGAACTACCCCATCGTTTCAGTCCTCGCCCATACCAGCTACCAGCATGGCGGGCTATGGACGATATGAAGCGCGTTCTCACGGTCTGGCATCGGCGGTGCGGAAAGGACAAGACGTATTTCAACAAACTGATTTGCCGCGCTGCTGAGACAACAGCGAACTATGCCTACTATTTCCCAACGGCTACGCTAGGGCGGAAAGCTCTTTGGAAGAATGTAGACGTGGTGAACGGGTTGCGAGTCATCGACCACATACCAAAGGGATTGCTCGCGAAGAATCCGAACGAAACCAATATGATGATTGAGCTTATCAACGGCTCAACCATTCAGGTTCTTGGGACAGACAACCTTGATGTGGTCGGTGGTAACTTCTACGGGGTCATTTTCTCGGAGTATCAGAACCAAAACCCGATGGCGTGGGATCTCACGCGGCCCATCTTGGCGGAAAATGGCGGTTTTGCATGGTTTAACGGCACGCCGCGAGGAGAGAATCATTTCTATGACCTCCTCAACACTAACTCGAACAATCCTACTTGGTTCACTCAAGTCTTAACCTGCGACGACACGAAGGCTATCAGCGTAGCCGACATCGAGGAAGAACGGCGCTCTGGCATGAGTGAAGCCATGATCCGGCAAGAGTTCTATTGTGATTTCTCCGTTCCGAATGAGCGCGCAATTTATGGCCGATTCCTAAACAAAGCAGTGGCAGAACAGAGGCTCGGGCCGTTTCCGGTGGATGGTAGAGCGCCTGTTCATACGTGCTGGGACTTGGGCGGGCCACTAAACACCGTGGTTTGGTATTTCCAGTGCTTACCCTACGGTGTCACTCGGTTTGTAGATTGCGATTACGGTCTTAACCTCACGCTAACCGAACGTTACGCGCACATGATGGCTAAAGGCTATTCTTATGGACGCCACTACTTGCCGCATGATGCACGCCAGACAGCGCGGACAGGTCGGACATTTGAGCAAGACGCGAAGGAAGCAGGCTTTAAAAGCATCATGGTCGTTCCTCCTGTTGCTGCGGTAGGGCAGGGGATTGATTACGTTTGTGAGCTATTCCCCACGTTCGAGTTTAGGATTCCAGCATGTGAAATCGGAATCAAAGGGCTGAAGGCTTACGAGTGGGCACCCGTGAACGTAAACGGGTTGATAAGGAATGAACCCTTGCACACTTGGGCTAGTCACATCTCCGATGCACTGCGCACGATGGCAGAGGCTACCAAGCACGGTCTGGTTGATCGTGGTGGACTTACGACAGCTACCCATTTCCCTAGCCGTGCTTTAACAGGCTTCGGCGGATCGAACAGCAAACCTATGGAAATCAAAATCAGAAGATGACACCGATTCAGAAAGCGAAGCTCATGTATGAAGCATTGCCAAGACGTAGCTTCTGGCAGGACGTGAACACGCTCACGCATGACGGTTATGTTGTCAGCACGCCTGAGCTGTTTTTGATGGCGTTTGCGGTGAAGAGCGAAGACTTTGATAATGACCCTATCCAACTAATGCACCGTGACCCAAACGGCGACACTTGGTTTGTCTGGTGCCTCGTTGGATCTCTGCAACAAGCACTTCGCATGATTCCACACCCGAAAAAATACATTGGCTTTGCGCGGCGTGGTGTGTTAAGACTACATGAATTCGAGGAAACAACTAGATTATGCGCTCGCTCACCACTCTCTGGCCTCCGGTTGATCTTGTCCTAAACTTCGGCGGGGGCGGCGGCGGGCCATCGGCTGAAGCGCTGGCCAAGCAGTCGGCGGAACAAAAAAAAGCGCAACGCCTAGCGCAAATGCAAGCGGATAGACAAGCAGGATTGCAGGAAAAGCAGTTAGCCGCGCAACAAAAGATGCTCATGGACTCTATCGAGTCCGCTCCTGAAGCTGTCACGACTCCGCCCCCGCCATCGGCTCAAACGTCCAGTGACATCGAAGACGCCAGCCAGCTAGCACGACAGGCAGCGGGTAAACGGTTTGGCCTGGGCAAAACTACCTTTGCGGGTGGAACAGGCGGCTACATGGCAGGCGCAACGCCGCTAGGCTCAAGCAATGCGGGCGGACGTCCTCAACTCGGATAACCTATGAACGAGATTCCAGCCAACGAAGCAACAGACCCGTCAGAAAAAGCCCTCGTTGATGGCGTCATGCGTCGATGGGACAGGGCGAAAGCTGAACGTTCTACGTGGTTGGCTCTCTGGAATGAGATGGCGAAATATGTTCGTCCCTCGGTTGATCCTGTTTTGCGGAGTGTCACGAACAACTACACGCCTAAGCTCACAGGCTTTGAACAACTCTTCGACTCTACGGCTATTCAAGCAAATCTTGTGCTGGCTTCTGGCACAATGGCACGCCTTACGCCTGCGCAAACCCCGTGGTTTCGCTTTGATCCTCCGCAACATCTACGCCAAAGCGACGCTGCAAAGCTCTGGTATCACGAATGCACAGAGATTGCGATTGAGGCTCTGGCAGTGAGCAACTTCTATACTGAGCTTCACAACCTCTATCTGGATCGTGGCGCGTTCGGTTCTGGCTGCTTCCATTGTGATTCCGGCCATGATGTGCCGCTCTGGTTCAAGACGAACGATCTTGGAACATTCAGCTACATGAACGGGGCGGACGGTCGCGTTGATACCGTGTTCCGCGAAATGCGCTTCGATGCGCGTGAAGCTGCACAGGAATATGGCGAGGAATCGTTACCTGAGTCACTGCAAAAGGAGCTAAAAGAAACATCGAGCAATTTCACGCATAAACATGATTTTGTTCACTGCATCCTGCCACGCACTGACATCAATCAGGCGAAGATGGACGCTAAGAACATGCCGATCGCGTCCATTCACATCCACGTCAAGACGCGGCAGATTGTGCGCAATTCGGGCTATGCGGAAATGCCTACGTTTGGAAGTCGCTATCTCCGATGGGGTGACGCTTCCTATGGGTTCTGTCCTGCATGGCAAGCGTTGCCTGACATGCGGCAAAACAACGATGTCAACCGCTTCGTGGATGTGCTCGCAGAAATTGCGGCGTTTCCTCGCATCCTGGCTCCACATGACTTTGACGGCGAAATAGATTTACGTTCCTCCGGCGTGACACCGTTTAAGAGTGTTCAAGACGTTCCTAGAGAGTGGGCAACCTCTGGCAAATACGACATTGCAGAAGCACGCATCAGATACCGAGAACAAAAGATCAACCAAGCTTTCCACGTCGAGCTATTCCAGCAATGGCAGGCCACAACTCGCGAAATGACAGCCGCAGAGGTGAATGCGCGTGAACTTGAGAAGATCGAGCTTTTCAGCCCTACATTCACCTTGCTAACGACTGAGCTTTACGGCCCTCTCCTGCGTCGCGTGTTCTCGCTGCTCTTGCGCCAAGGTTGTTTCTCTCCACCTCCACAGGAAGCGCTCTATCAAAACCATCGTGGACGCTGGAGCATTCCAGATCCAAAGATTGAATACACATCACGCCTTGCCTTGGCGCTGCATTCCGTTCGTTCCTACGCTCTCGACAAGGCAGTTGCGCGCATTGCTCAAATGTCCGGTTTCAATCCGCAAGTCGGAGACAATCTGAATTGGGATAAAGCCTTCAGAGACGCCACGATGGACGACGGTTTGCCTGCTGATTGGATGCCGGATGAAGACAGCGTTGCTAAAGCCCGCGACTCACGCGCACAGCAACAGGCTCAACAAGTGCAGATTGGTCAAGCGCATCAGCTCGCAGACTCGGCTAGCAAGTTGGCACAGTCTGGACTCATCCCGCAACTTCCTAAGCAAGCACAGCAATGACCTTCGAGGAGCGAGCAGCGGGCTTGAAACCCGAAGAAATCAACGCCTTCCGTGTGGCGTGTCAAACCGTCTTTGATTCTCCTCAAGGGCGGATGGTTCTGTCTCGCCTTGTGGGTGCTGCACATCCAATGATGCAAGTCGAAGGCATGACAGCCCATCAGCACGGACAATGCGAAGTCGTGGCCTGCATCTGGCGCTTCGCTGCACTTTCCACAACAGACATTCAACCACCAAAACCATAATTATATGATCCTACTCAAAGGCAACGCCGTGTATCGTGACAGTGAGGAAATCGGGATTTACAATCCTGAAGATGGAATCTGCACTCTGACAGATAAGCAAGCCCCAGCTATTAAGGGGCAGATTCGACAGGCTGTTGAAGCGGCTGAACTTTCATTCAAGGGCTTCGCTTTGTTAGACAGCACTGAAGCTGACAATAGCGAGCAGGGCGAAACAAGCGAGCCTCTGACAAGTGGCGAAGTGGGCGACAAACCAGAAATCCCGCCTTGTCCTGAGCAAGACCCGCAGTTCGGAGACTTAACGCCTTCCGTGGTTGAATGGTATCACGAATACCAGCCCGAAGAATACAAGGCCCGTTACGTGGATCGTGAACGCAAAACCCATCTTGATTAATCCATGAAATTCTATCTTCCCTTTCTCCAAGATGAAGCTGGCGACGGTTCCGGTTCTGGTGGTGCTGCTGCTACCAGCGGCGACGGTGCCGCCTCCAGCGCCTCGGCTGCTGCTGCCACGGCTGCAAGTAGCCTATCCACTGACGGCACGGCGGGCGCGGGCGCTGGTCAAAGTTCTGCTTCATGGTTGAAACCTGATTACACTTTCGAGGACGGTTGGCAGAATAGCTTGCCTGACGACAAGTTTGGGGATCTCAAGCCGACGCTGGCCAATTTCCGCGATTTCCCATCATTGGCGAAGTCGCTCAAAGAGTCTATGACGGCAGCACGGGCGCGGACTGACGGGATGGTCAAGCTTCCGGTTCCTCCGGCAGCGAATGCCAAGCCAGAAACGCAAGCGGCCTATGCTGCTGAGTTGGCAGCGTTCAACAAGGCTCTCGGTGTGCCTGAGAAACCAGAGGACTACGGCCTGAAAGCTCCCGATAAGATGCCAGATGGTGTCACATGGAACGAGGGCCACGCTAAAGAGTTTGCGGGCCTCGCTCACAAGATCGGCCTGAACCCGTCACAGGTGAAGGCACTGCATGATTTTCAAATGGGGCTGACGACTCAATCCTATCAGGATTTCCAAAAACAACAGCAAGAGCACGAAGCCGCGCAAGACAAGGAAATCATGGAAGCGTTCGGCGCTCAAGCTGACCGTAAGATGATCGACGTGCAACGCGCTGCCGCTACGTTCTCGCCTACGGGCAAGGTGCCAGAGACACGGGCGGAAATGTTTAAGATGCTGGCTGCTGTTACAGCAGGCATGAGTGAAGACAAGCTTATCTCTTCGGCTCAAGTCACCAACAAGCTAGGGCCTGAAGCAATGGCAACGGAAGAAATGCACAGCGAAGCCTATAGAAACCCCGGACATCCGCGACACAAAGAAGCCGTGGCGCGGGTAAATACACTCATGCAACAGGCTTACCCCAACTAATTTCCGTGATACTCTGGGAGGTGTCCCACGGTCAAAGAGGCGTTATCGGGATTCCGATAACGCTTTTTTATTTGCGCAAATCGAGGAAACAACTATTATAGCAGTAGCCATAAGCTGAGACCCCACGATTGGGACTATTGAAGCGGGCGCGTCGCACTTCTGACCCGCATTCGCGGCTTATCGGGAAAAGACGGATTCAACCAAAATCCAATTCTCTTTTTCTATGGGTAATCTACAGATTCCAGAGTTTGCCGTCCGCACTTTCGATAAGCGGTGGGAACTCGTTACACAGCAAATGACATCGAAGCTGCGCGACAAGTGCACCGTCGATGAATTCGAGGGCAAGCAAAAGGTTTACAATGACCTCAACACGCTTGCATGGCAGGAAGACACAACCCGCTTTGGCGATTCAAACCCGCAAGAAGTAACTGGAGATAAGCGCGTCCTCACCAAGCGCAACTTCTCTTGTATGGCGTTGTTCGACCGTAACGACACCAACTACATCGTTAAGGAACTCACTACCCCCGGCAGTGATACCGAAATGGCGATGCAAGCTTCGTGGTCGCGCAGTGTCGATGACCTCATCATTGCAGGCGCAAGTGGAACTGTTTACGGTGGCGCTGAACCCTACGTGACTCCAATCACGTTGCCGGGTAATCGCTCCATTGCGGTCAACTACGTGCCTACAGGCTCGCCAACTAACTCGGGTTTGACGATTGCCAAGATTCGCAGTCTTGCCAAGCAGTTCGAACTTGATGACGTGATGATGGGTGAAAACACTATCTCTGGCGCTGATCCAATGTGCGTTTACCTCGCTATCGGTCCGAAGCAGAAAGAAAACCTTCTCGCTTACGTCGATAGCGCACCGAACGCACCGTTCGCAACCATGATTGGCGACGCCATGATGGGTAAAGGTCTGCTGTTCGGGTTCAAGGTGGTTATCACAAACCGCCTGCAATACGCCAGCAACATTCGCACTTGCCTTGCTTGGTCCCCTATGGGCGTCAAGATCGTGCCTGACAAGTATGAAATCAACGTCGACCGCTTGGCCGAAAAGAAACACGCTATCCAACTCGCGGCCTACACCACGTTTGGAACGATGCGCCGTTTCGAGAAGCATGTGGGTCAAATCTACTGCGACGAATCCGTCTAAACCCTGAACAGAAAGGATAAGTCAATCTTATGGCTACTTACAAAACAGACTTCGCCACGGCTCAAGACAACGTTGGTATCACACGGCAGCTTAACCCTTCCGCACGCGATACCACGCAAGAAACGAACGTGGCCGTATTCACCTTCACTCTTACGGCGGCTTTGGTGGCTGGCGACATTCTCAAGTTGGGCAAGCTCAACATTGATAACGTCGTGGTCATTCCAGAAAGCTGCAAGATTGTAGGTTCAAGCGGAACGGCTAAGTTCAACGCTAAACTCCAGTCGGTAACGGCTGGCGCAACGGCGGTGGATGAAAGCTTGGCTGCTACCTATGACGGCACAGGCGGCACGAAGTATATTGCCTTGGCACGTCTTGCCAGCGGCTTGAACACTTCGCTTGTTGCTGGCACAGCCGACAATGCAGGCGGCACAACTGGAAGCTATCTCCAGCTTCTGATTGCTACCGTGGCCAGCTTCAATGGTGGGGCCATTGGTGACACTCTCCAAATCGAAATCGCTTACCGTTCCCGTCTCTCTTACTAAGAGATTCAACCCTCAACGCCCTCTGTCTCGCCTAGTGTGGGACAGGGGGCTTTCTACAAAATGACTGTCACTGACATCTGCAATAAAGCCCTTTCGCACCTTGGCGAGTCCCGAATTGTGGACATCGCAGAACGCACGGTTGCGGCTGAGAAATGCCGTGATGTCTATGACCTTGAGCGAGACGCTTTGTTGCGCGTGCATCGGTGGAACTTTGCCCGTGACCGCGCTACTTTGTCGGCACTTTCTGCAGCTCCGGCCTTTGGTTGGGCTTTTCAATACACGTTGCCTGCGGATTGCCTGCGCGTGCTGGAATTGAACGACAGCACAGATGACACAGCTTATTCAATCGAAGGGCGCAACCTGCTGACGAATGCGACGACAGCCAAGATTGTCTTCACTCGCCGGATACTCGACCCGAATCAATACGACGTTTTGTTTGTGCAAGCTTTGGCCTTGAAGATGGCGGCGGCACTGGCAAAGACGATCATCAACAGCACGGAAGAGAAAGGTGCTCTGCTGCAAGAGTTTTCCCGTGTGATGAGTGAAGCGGGCTGGGTGGATGCCGTCGAGAGCAAACCAAAGGTCATCGACCCGCTGAAAGGTTCACGCTCACTGAAAGCACGAATTACCGCTTACACCTAATATGCCTCGTATCTCCATCAACGCATTCAACGCGGGCGAAATCTCCCCCGTCCTAGATTCGCGCACTGATACGGACAAATACAAAAACGCTTGCCGTATCTGCGAAAACTGCGTTCCAAAGATCCAAGGGGGCGCGTTTGGCCGTGCTGGATTTGAGTTCATGGGGGCAGCTCGCTACAATGACAAAGGGGCGCGGCTGATTCCGTTCACGTTCAATATCACAACCAACTTCGTTCTTGAGCTTGGTGACTTATACATGCGCTTTTGGAGCAATGGGCTTCAGGTGCAAGTCTCCGGCTCGCCTTACCAGATTAACACGCCTTACGCACTGGCTGACTTGTTTACCATCCAGTTCGCCCAGGTGAACGACGTTATGTATCTGGTAAACGGCACAACGCTTGTGCAAAAGCTCGTCAGACTGAGCGACACAAACTGGACGCTGACGCCTGTAGATTGGAAATTTCCGGCGCTGCAAGACGAGAACGTGACGACAACCACGGTTGCTTGTTCGGTCACTACTGGAAGCGGCACTTTGACCGCATCGGCGGCACTGTTTGACGTGAAACATGTAGGCTCCTATTTCCAGATTGCCCACCGTCGCGACGCTGCGTTTGCTTCCCTTGGGCTAACAGGAGCGGGCAACAGTAGCGACGTCCGAATCATCGGGAAGTATGACGTCTTCACGTATGGGAACTGGACAGGCACGGTGAACTTGCAACGCAAGAACGACGCCGGATCATGGGAAACCATACGTTCTTGGAACGGCAACAATGATCGAAACATTCAGGCGAGCGGTTCACAAGATGAAGAAGCTATCTTCCGGCTTTCCTATACTGGAACAGGTGGCAGCACTCCGCCCCGTGCGGTTCTTGAGCCTGCGGACTCCCGTATCTATGGCGTGGTCAAAGTAACAGGGTTCACCAACTCAACGCATGTCTCTGTTACGGTCATCAAAGATTTGTGGGCTACGTCGGCAGTTTCCACATGGAGCGAGGGCGCTTGGTCTGACTTTCGCGGGCATCCTCGGACGGTCACTATCGACCAGCAACGTCTTTGCTTTGGTGGCACTGCTTACCAGCCCTTGAACATTTGGGGTTCTGTCATTGGTGACTTTGAGAACTTCAAACGCACCACGTTAGCCGATGCGTCTTATGCTTTCCAGATTGCCTCGCCTAAAGGCAATTCGATTGTGTGGATCACGTCGCAGACTCGTTTCATGGTGGGCACTCAAGGCGATGAATGGTTGATTGACGCCACAGGGGGCAGCACAAGCAGCGGTAGCGGTGGAACGATCATCACAAGCGGCAACGTCAATGTGCAGCTTCAGACAAGCTTTGGCAGCGCCTACATTCAGCCAGTGCAGGCGAATGATACCATGATGTTTGTGCAGCGTGGACGGAAGCGCCTACGTGAATTTGTTTTCCAATATGAACGCCAAGCTTTTGGCGCTCCTGACTTGAATCTATTGGCCGCTCACATGCTGGACAATACAGGGGTGAAACAAATTGCCTTTGCGAGCAATCCTGACCCCGTGGTCTGGATCGTGACAGAAGACGGGCGCTTGCTCTCCATGACCTTTGAACGTGACCAGAACGTTGTTGGCTGGTCCCGCCATACGACTGACGGCACGGTTGAAAGTGTTGCAGTGATACCTGGGGGCACGTCGCTTGCTGACGAAGTATGGATTACGACAAAACGAACCGTTATCAGCGGTGACACGACGCTAACCAAGCGATATATCGAGCGTCTAGACCCTGCGAAGTGGCAGAAGCTCGAAGGCTCCGACATCAAACACATGATCTATCTGGACTGTGCGAAGGTAACAACGCTCGGCAGTCCAAGCGTTACGGTCACAGGGCTAGACCATCTGGAAGGGCGCGAAGTGGGAATCCTTGCCGATGGCTTCAACCATCCGCGGCGAACGGTGCGAAGTGGCACGATCGTGTTGCAGCAAGAGGCAACGGTTGTTGTGGTTGGGCTGCCGTTCGTGCCACGCATTCAGCCCACCAAGCTGGATATTCCGATGCAGGACGGCACAGCACAAGGGCGCAAATTCAAGACGCACCGCGCCACGCTTCGTTTCTGGAAAACGATTGGTTGCGAGTATTCGGACTCTCCAACGTCCGCTTTCTATGACGTGCCATTCCGCAACGCTACAACAGAAGTCGAAACACAAGAGGCGCTGTTCACCGGACAACGCGAAGTGTTCCTTAACTCCATTCATCGAGACGCTATGGATATGACGTTGCAGCAAGTCGCGCCGTTACCCTTCCACGTTCTTGCAATGTCTCCCGTCTTCTCTGTCACAGGCCAATGAATACGGTTCCTCCACTCTACCAAGTCCGCAAATATCAAGGCGGCCCAGACTTCCACCTTGTCAACGAATGGTGGTCAAAGCGCATGGATAAAGACTTCCCTGAAACGCTGCTGCCTCCAGACGGTTTCATTGTGGAACGTGACGGCGAGCCAGTGTGTGCGGGCTGGGTTTATCTCTCCTGCGGAATCGGCGTTGCGTTCGTCGAGTGGATTGTTTCACGTCCGGGTGAACCTATGCCAGCGATGCGAGAAGCGTTTGGCTGTCTGATTGACTTTATGAAAGCCTATCTTCGTGAGAGTGATTACGGCTGCATGTGGATCAACACGCTGAAAAGCATTTCCAGAGTCGCTGAAGGCATGGGCTTTGAGGTCATGGAAAAGGAACGTGTCGCCATGCTCACATCAACCAATCAAGATACTTAGGATATGGGAATCGAAACCATCGTAGGACTTGCACTTGCCGCCGTTGGCACGGGGGTTAGTGCGTATGGACAGCATCAAGCGGCTAAGTCACAAGCCAGCATTGCAAACTATAACTTCGCGGCTCAACAGCAAAACGCGATGATGCAGCAGCAGGCGGCGAACATGCAAGCGGCGGCGTTGCAGAAACAAGCCAGCTATGCAGACGCGCAAGCGAGCATCAACAATGCACTGGCTCAAAGCGAAGCACAGGCGCGGCTAAACAATGCCGATTCCATGCGCTCAAGCGCAGAGGCACAGGCGGCGGCGGATCGTCAGAACATCATCAGCAAACAGAAAGACTTTGAACGGTTCACGGCAGAACAGCGTGCGGCTATCGGTGCCTCCGGCGTGGTTGAATCCGGTTCACCCTTGGATGCGCTCGCAGAAAGTGCGGGGAACATGCAAGCCAGCTTGAACGAGTCTCACTACCAAAGCGAAATCACACGACGCAAGACTTTGGGGCAGGCTGGTCTTGAGGAGTTCGGTGGGAAGCTGGCACAGGCAGGCGCAACAGCACAGTTAGGAGCAGGCAAGGCACAAGCTGATATGTTGCGAACGAACGCCAGTCTTGAGGCCCTGAAAGGCGCTTCTGCCTATCGCTCCGGCATGGAAGAAGCAAACATTGGCCTTATGTCCGGCCTGGCCCAAAGTCGCGGCTCTCAACTTGGATCTTATGCGACGCTAGCCAGTGGCGCGGCTGGTATGGCGAACCAGTGGAATTCATGGCGCTATTCTGGCGCGATTGGTGGCGGATCGGGTTACAAAACGACTTACTAACATGCCTGAAATCCCTTTATTTCTTCAAGGTCAACAAGTCCAGACACGTGGGCCGGGTGGCTTGATGCCGATGGACACGGAACGACGCCCACGGGTGGACTACTCCGGCTTGAGTGCGGCGGCTGGGCAAGGTGGGCAAATCGGCGCGCAAGCCGTGCTTGCTGGGCAGCATCCCTTGGCTAATGACTCCGGCGCTCGCGCTATCGAGCAAGGCACGATGCAAGTAGGGGGCGCGATTGGGCAAGTCGGCCAAGTCTTCAGCACGCTCGCGGATAAGGTGCAACAAGCGAAGAACATTGCCGACGTAGCCGACTCAGAAAACAAGATGCAGGCGGCTCTTGCTGAGCATGAAGCATGGAAACAACAGAACCCTGACCCGTCCGGCTGGATGCCTCACCTACAGGAAACGCTGAAGAGTGCGCAACAGAACATCTTGAGCAATGACCAGCTTTCACCGATGGCAAAAGACCATTTGGCGCTGTCCTTTGCAAAGACAGGCGGCGAGGCTACCAATCAAACCATGGTGCAAGCGGCCAAGGGGCAGTTTGATCGCGCACGCTCAAGCTTAATGGCGCAAGCTGAATTAGCGGCTGATTCAGGCGATTTTACAGGCGCTAAAGGTATCGTTGCTAAAATGGTCGCGGACGATTACTTGCCAACGGATCAAGGGGTAAACGTAAGTTTCAGACTTCGCGACAAATCCAAAGAGTTTTATCATGCTCAACTTGAAATCGCGGCGGCAAACAAAGATGAGGCGGGCGCGCAAACCATCCTTGATGCTGGGCAGGCGCATGGAGTATTCAAGCCTTATGAAGCAGAGTTACAGAAAGTGACGACTGTTCGCAAGATCGCACAGAACAAGCTTCGCGATGACTGGACGGCGGCGATTGTTAAAGATCCCGCTGAAGCATCAAAGCAACTCGCGGCCCGTGATGATGAGGGTAACTTCACGACGGCACCGGATTTGTCGCCAGAACTGCGAGATAGCTTATTGCAGAACGGAAAGCGGATGATTCAGACTTACCGAGTCGATGAAGCGGAAGAGCTAGATAACAAGATACAAAGCGGCGAAATCACCAAGCTGTCAGAACTGGAAGATCACTTTAACAGCCGCAAAACCCACCTTCCGTTGTCCACTAAACAACAGTTCATCCACCGCATGAAGCAGGGGTTGCCGAATGATCCCGTCGCTTATACGGGCATGTTTGGCGAGATTGCAGGGCTGGACTACAACAAAGAAGACCCAGACGCTTTGATGAAAGTGGCAGCGGCCAAAGAGAAGATCATCAATAACTTTCAAGGGCCATACCGTGCCACGCTGGAAGCGCATCTTGCGGACTCTGAGAAGATGGCTCAAGAAAATGCGCCAAAGCTGAAACTGACACGCGGCTTGGAAAAGTTAATGTCGGTTGATTTCGACGCTGGCGCGTTCAATCCGAATAATGAACCAACTCTCAAACCGATTGGTAATGCTGGAGAGCTTGACGCTCAACACAAGTCACTCATTGAGGATCAAATCACGCGGCCTGACGAACTGAAAACCAAGTTTGACGCCTTGGTGAAGGGTGACACTGCATTGCTTCCTAAGCCCAAGGAAGGCGCTGCCATTGTGGCAAATCGCAAATTTGGAGACTCGGCTAAATCGTTCCTTGGCTATACAACCTTTCCTGAGAAGCCGACACCTACAGAACTACGCAAAATTGCGAAGTGGGTTCTTAACAATGAAACTTTCGCAAGCACGGGCGGAAATCTTATGGTGAAAGATTTGTCCGTTCAACGTGCTGCCGTGCAACGCATGGATGACGAACGGGCAGCCATGCAACAATGGATAAGCTCGCAACCAGCGGGAACTATTACCATGCAAGATGTGCTGAAAAAATACAACGCGGATATGCACCATGAAAAGGATGCTGCCGCGCAAGACTTCCTCAAGGCTAAAGCATCGCCCTTCAACGGCACAAACGCTCTCTTCGGCTTCGGCCCTGACTCCCCATGATTGACCCAAACGAACCACAAGCGCCCATTGAGAACGGGGATAATCTCCCGTTGCCCGTTGACTTGGTAGCGGCTCAAAACATCCGCTCGTTTTACACAAAACCAAACTATGGTTTCAATGAAGGCGATATTGCCAGCTTTAATGATCTCACTTCCCACGTTCAAAACCCTGAACAGGACAGGGCGCGATTCTTCAACAATCAGTTCCTGGCACAGCACACAGGCAAAGATGCCAGTGAAATAGCGGCTTCCTCAGATTCATGGCAGAATGCCTATGCAAAGCAGAATTGGGGCAAGGATGCCGTCACGCCTAAAGAGTTCTTCGACCACAAAAAAGCAGACTACGAACTAGATGACAGCCTGTTCAAGCACGCTTCAGACGCGGCATTGCTCGGCACTCCGCCTGCGCAAGCTTACGGCGAATGGCAGACAGCGAACGAAGCGCATCCCTCGCTGAATACCCCGCTTTTTGCAGATTCGCACCGTGCCTATGATGCGGCCTTTAAACGCACGGAAGCGGTAGTTGCTCCCTATCGTTCGGAAATCCTCGGCGCTCTGGCTGAAGCTGACAGCCCCATGAGCGCGGCGGAACGTCTTGCCAAGCTGCCAAAGGACGTTCAACCCGCGGCCTTGCAGATGATGGCGGCACTTGCTCAAGCCAATGCGGGCAAGGGTGGGGAAGGACTCGCGGAAGGCACGGCGGGCCATTTGATACGGGGCGCAAAGGGCGTGGTGAATGCCTTGGGCACAGGACCGGAACGCATAGGCCTCTTTCATGCTCAAGACGTGCTCTCGCTCGATAACGTCTCTGTTCCTGAGAACGTCGGCACTGACCCTAAAGCAGTCGCGTCATTTTTCCAGAATCAAGGCATGACGGGAGACGCGCAATCTTCCATGTCCGGCTTGCTCACTGGTTACACCAAGCTTTCGCCTGAACGAATCAGCGCGGCTCGCGAACAGGTAGACCAAGGGCTTTCTACAATGCGGATGGCGCAACAGATAAAGGAGATGGATGAAGGCATCATCAATCCTCTGGTTGCTAAGAACTTTGCACAAACGGCAGCGTATGGGCTGGCTGACTTCAGCCCATGGATCGCGTTAGGCGCGGCGGCTCCAACGGCTACGCTGCCCGTTCTCACGGCCTCGTTGAAAGAAGATCAGTATCAGAACTTCCTTCGTCAGAACCCCGGCATGGACGAACGCACGGCAGATGCTCTTTCGACCGCCTCGGCTATTCCATCGGCGCTAGCAATGGAATTCGGCAGCGTCGCCGTGATGAAAGGTGTTCCAACACTGGCAGCAACCATGCCTTCGCTGGCTCGCTGGCTGAATCAACCTGTATTGACCGCTTCGGCTGGGCTGGTAAAGACGGCGCAAGATACCGCGATACACTCTTTGGGCGGATTTGTTGGCATGAAAGCAAGCGAAGCTATGCCTACCATTGTTCAAGGTTTGGCTTCTGCTCTATCTGAGGATGTCCCTGAAGTGAAATGGGATGAGAGAATAGCAGAATTTAAGAAAATCCAAACCAACGGGGAAATGCTTGTTCCGGTGGTGCTCATGTCGCTTATCAGCGCCGGCCATGCGAGTTTCCAGCAAGTAGGACACTTTAAAGAAATGGCGAGCAATGCCGATGCTTTGCGCGCCGTGGGTGGATTCGATGAAAGCCAAGTGAACAAAATCACGCTGGCAGCGAGCAAGGGTGACTTGCAAGGCGCTCAAGACCTCATGCGCGAAGGCTTCAAGGCTACGGGGCTGGATCAAAAGGAGCTGGGCGCACAGCAACAAGTCCTCGCGAAGAACTACGCCGATTTGATGGAGCAACGCAAAGCAGGCATCGAACATCTCCAGAACACGGGCGCGGCTCCTATCTTCCAAGCAAACGAAGACGGAAGCGCAAGCCTTACATTCAAAGACGGCACGAAGGCCAGCTATCCAGACAGGCAAAGCGCAACGGACGCGCTTTATAACCATATCGAACAGCAAAAGGTAAACTTGCTCTCAAGTGTGCGCGAACATGGGGCGCGAATGCTGGCGAGCGTTCCGGCTGGGGAAGAATACGCGCTCAACTATCATCCTGAGAACAGGACGAATATCAACGTCGAGAACGACGCGGCTGAAAAAGCAGTCCAGAAAGCGACGGCGGATGGATTGGACGAAGCGGGCATTGAAGCTGCGCGGGTCGCTGCCATTGAGAAAGTGAAAGCTTCGATTCAAGAGCGTGCCGACATCGGAAAGCGTCTTGGGGAAGAGGACAAGAACAACCAAGCGGGTTACGATCAAACCAAAGCCCTCGTCGATGCAACGGCGCAAGATAGCGACTCGCGGGATGTGGCTTATCAGATTCTTGGCGCGAATCGCTCTGAACTGAATGGGGAAGTGATGCGGCACACGCTAGACTTCTACAACGGTCACTCGGTTCTTACGTCGGCGGAAGAATTCGCAGAACGGGCGGCATCTCGCATGGTCGCTGATCCAAAACAACGCGCTTGGCTGCATAATGCCTTGCGTGAAATCGAAGCACGCTCTCAAGCTCTCGGCGCTCCGTTGGAACTGCTCGGCGCGAAAGATGACGCACAAGTCACCGATGCAGATTTAAAAGAGGGTTGGTCGCACTTGGTAGCCAGTGAGTTTATCAACCAAGCTGGCACAGATTCACGACTCAAAGCAGGCGCTAAAGATGTGGCAGCGATTCAAGCACACATTGCCAGAGTCAGGCAAGCGATTGACGAAAGCAAGGCATCGCCCGCGATGGTCGCAACGGCTCACTTCTTTGATTCGTTTATGAAACGGGCGGAAGTGCTGAAACAGCTTGCTGACTCCGGCCAATTACCTGACGACGTTCACGGGATGCTGGCGAAGTCGCTGGGCCTTGATGAACAGCACTTGCACGAACAAAGCGCGATAAAGGAAGCCGAAAAGCTCAAGCAAGAGATGGCGGCGAAGGGCTTAGAGTTGAGCGGGGAAGATGCGCCGTTCAGCATGGTTGACGCAAAGGTAATTCAGGGGTATCTTGAACTTAATGATATTCCGCTCGAAAAACAGGAAGGCGCAAAAAAAGCTATTAGCAAAGCGCAAAAAGCTTCTAGCAAACCCTACAGTTTATCATTACCCGAAACCAGAGGAGTGGATAGGGGAATCATCAACAGCGCCCGAGAACGTCAAGCAGACGCTTATCGTAGATTAGTTCTTGGAGACACTGAGGGAACACGCAAAAACATTGCTGAAGGTGTCCCAATGTCTTCATTGATGGGGCAATTTATAGGGCGCGAAATTCCCAACTTTGATATTCGCGGGGCAGTAATTGATACCCCTAAAGATTTAGCCCTGCATATTTTGGCGCATCGAACGCCTTATTTTGAGTCACTGAAAGTCATTGTATTAGATGACAATTCACAGGTAATTCACTCTCAGATTGTTCATGTTGGTTCTCTAAATGAAGCTGTGGCTAGTCCGCAGAACATATTAGGCATTGTAGATGCGGCAAAGATGCTAAACCCTGACGTTCCTGTAGGTGGGTTTATGATTTCTCATAATCATCCTTCAGGTGATCCAAGTCCAAGTGATGCAGATAGGAGAGTGACTAAATTGCTTGAGTCAGCTTCTCAGATGTTAAATATCCCTTTCGTGGATCATGTTATCACCAATGGGAAAACTTATTTTTCATTCAGAGAATCCCTTTTAATGGTTGGAAATGGAGAATTTACAGAAAATGGCAAACTCCGACTGTCTGAAATTAAACCGTCCCACAAATTTGGGGATTTGGCCGATTTTGAGGCAATCCCAATGGATGAACGTAAAAAACTAAGTCAGCCAGACCATTCAAAATCAATCATTGATACGCTACGGACTACAGACCCGAACCAAATCCATGCCTTGCACTTAGATACTAGGCTAAATTTAATTGGTGTTACAAGGCACGAACTGGAAACCAACAAAGTTAATTCAGTTAGCCAAATTCTTGATAATACCAGAAAAATGGGTGCCTACGGTTTTATTGTTTCATTTCCTGAAAACGTAAGTAATGAAAATGCAGGAAGCTACATCTCAAGATTAAGAGATGGGGCAAAACTACTTGAGACAAAGTTCTTGGATGCTTCAACAAAAGAGATGCATTCCCGCGTTGAATTTGGCTTGATGGAAGATTCTAAACCATTTGCGCAAGCTGAAAGCTACTCACTAGCTCCTCACAATCTCGATTCCTCCTTTGCAGGCATTTACGACGCTTTCAAGCGCTCGCCAGATTTGCGGCGTAACATTGGGCTAGAGGTAGCTCGGAAGCTATCGGCTCGGCTGAATGGAACGGATGGAAGCGAAGGGCTGCACGATCTCGTTGCCGCGTCTCGCTCTCGTTCGGATCTTCAAAAAGAATCCGGCGTGCGTCAAGCTCTCCGCGAGCGTGAACTTGTAGACGAGGGCATGAGCAAGCTAACACCGGAAACGATGGCGGCTTTTCATTCTGATTCCGCGATTGCCGATGCGAGGAAACAACCAGTTATCGAAAACCTCATTCGTCCCGATGCCAACGCGATAGCAGGCGTGAAGGGTCGCATGATGCACCCGTCTAGAGCGGAATTGACCTTAAAGGGTGAATACGAAGACGCACCGGAAGGCTTGCCCCCGTGGTTTTGGGGTGGCAACCTCAAGCCGGATCAAGCGGCACAAGAGCTATTCGAGCAAGGTTTGATTCCAGATGCTTACCCTTCGACCATGTGGGCGGCGGTTGAATCCGCGTTTAAGACAGCAAACGCCAATAAAGCGGACATCCGCAAGGCTCAAGATGCCGTCAAAGGCGTAGAACGCACAGCCAAGACACAGGCTCGCGATGAATCGAAGGCTTGGTTTGATAAGGCGGTGAAAGACCAGCCAAGCAACAAGCAAAAGCTTCTCGGCTGGCTTCGCACGCTGGACGCTCTCACCTCGGCTTTGCCTCCAGAAGTGCGCGCCAAAGTCGGCGGCTACACAAAGCTAGCCAGTCTCACCACGGATGAAGCGCGCTTAAAGGAAATCGTGCGCCGTTCGGAAAAGATGCAGGTCGAGCTTGAGAAGTATCTCCAAAATGAATTTAGAGGGCAAATTGACGATTTGCTAGACAAGGCCAGCTCAGAGAAAAATGGGGCAGGCGTTCGCATTTCAAAGAAATTCACGGCAGAAGGGCAACACTATTTTGATGAAGCTAAAAGGGTTTCTGACATGTCGCCCACTGAACTTAGCGCCCATCAGGAGAAACTCGAAAACGATCTTGATACGCTTTCGCAAGGGAATGTTGATCCAGATTTACAAGATCGCTTGCTACAGGAAATCGGTATTGCCTCGGTTTATGGTAACTTGGACAGTAAAGATGCTGAAGGGTTAGCCAATGCTCATGCGGAATTACAAAAAGCTTATGAAGAAGAGCGGGGGATTAGGCAATCAAAAGACACGGCGCGTAAAAACTATCTAAAAAGCATTGCTGATAATGCGATTGAAAAGCTGGGTAACTTGAGAAAGATTGAAGCAGTTGACCTGCACAATGCAAAAACCAAGCGGAAAAAAGGAGCTGCCACGCTAACAAATGCCTTCAACAGCTTAGTGGATGGCACGCTGTCCACCACACATGACATTCTTTCCCGTGTGCTTGGTGTCGATGCTGAAGCAACCAAAGAATTTGGTGACATCCAACAACGGCGCGCAAACCACAAAGCCAAAGAAATTGAGATTGAGCTAACAAAATCTTGGGAGGATCATCTAACTAAGCTCTATGGCGGTGGTGTAACAGCGCGTTACAGGTGGATTTCCAAGCTTGCAGCCTTACGGCAAACGGAAGAAAAGACGGGTGTTTTTGTTCAAAGTGGACGCAAAATCGAAACCAAGCCCGTAGATATAGAGCGGGCGCGTGAAGTCGTAGCTTCTGGCGATGGAAGCAAATACGGGTTGGATAGCGTAGCGGTTAAGCAGCTAAAAGAACAGCTTGCCGCTTTGGATTCTGAGAATGCTGAGAGGACAAAGCAAAATGACCTTGCGGACATTCGTAACAAAATGCTTTCCGATGGTGAAGAGCCAGAATCAAAAAAACGCTTACGCAGTCCTAAAAGTCTCGAAGTCAAAAACGAACTCAACAAGGGAACTCCTGTAGAGCATCACTTAACTCAGTTTGAGGGACTTAAAGCCCTTATGTATTGGGAACAAAAACGCACACGGGCCTTAATGGAAAATGAAGGATGGGGAGAGGAAAGTATTGCTCAACTCAAGAAGTTTCTTAAACCGGAAACTTACACTTTTCTTCCTTGGATACGATCAGCTTATGATCGTGGTTATAATCATGCCAATCCAGTCAATGAACGCATGTTTAATATGACGATGGCGCGAAATAAGGACTATACCCCTATTTCAACGGCGCACGGTGAGAATGAGGCGGAAGGATCGGCGCTTGACGCTTTGGTTGCTCCTGTTGGTTTAAGTTTCGGCGCTACGATTGAGCGCGTCCCTCATAATGCAACGCTTCGCATTCCCGACGCTGTTGACGAAGTTTTTCAACACTATGCAAAGCTTTCTCATTGGGTGGCGAATGCTGAAAAAATCCGCGATATGCAATCTGTCTTGCTTCGTCCTGAAGTCGTGAAAGCTATCGAGCTTGCGCATGGAGATTCCGCCGTCCGTTCCATACGTTCAAGGATCGAAGACGAAACTGGAGAGGGACAACGCAAAGCGGCGGGTTATGAATGGATTCGGCGTTTAGGTTCATCTTTCCAGAAAATGCGGACTTACAAAGCTTTGGCGTTTAATATCGGAACGCCTATGAAGCACGTTACGAATGTGCTCAAGGTGGCTGCTGACGAACAAATACCAACATCATCACTTGCTCTAGGTTACGGTAAATTGATTAGTGGCGAGTTACACCGAAACGGATCCATAGATCGCGTGATGCAATCCGAAACCATTCGTAATCGAATGGAAGCAGGCACGACGCCAGACCAGCGGGTTGCATCAGGCTTTGGCAGTAATGCACACGGGCAATTTGAACAGCTTATGACCGATGGCATGAAGGGAATTCGTTATGCAGATGCCAAGTCGAACGGTTGGGGGGCAGCGATTGCTTATGATTATTATAATAACGTTGCGAAGTCTGATTTAAAAATGCAGCCAGCAATCGCAGACGCTTGGGCGATGGATAAGGTTGATCAGCTTGTTTACCATACGGCGGTTCCTGAAGATATTGCGACTCGAACAGGGTTACAAAATAACAAATGGCAAAACCTTGTTTTCATGGGGATGTTCAAAACGCCAGCAGTTAAATGGGCATCAATGGAAGTTCATGCCGTTTTGCGTGCTTTTGATAGCGCCTCTAAAGGTGAATGGAATAAGTCATGGAGAGCAACAAGAACGGCACTTGTCACTCATTTTGCCGTTGGTGCAATGGAAGCTACGGTTATGGGGCTTTACCGTTATGCGTTTGTGAAACATGACGCAGAAGAAGCTTGGAGTCCTGAACATTACGGAGAGGCAATGTTGCTCGGTCCTCTTACGGGAATCGTTGGAGTAAGTGAAATAGCGCAAGAGACGATTTGGAAAATGCTAGGCATTCGTCATAAGCCTAACAACGGGGAAGGTTCTGCGCTCATTGAAGCCTTGCAACGCGCTATGCGCGGCGAAGCCGCCACAGGAAAAGACAAAGCAAAAGCAACGGCTGAACTCGCGGCTGATACGGTCGGCTTGTTCTCTCCGGCTACGGGTGTTCTTCCTGCTGTCGCACTTCGTATTTATACTTATTTCGCCAATCTCTTAGGCGCTGATAAATAATAATGTTCTACGTGGAACGAGGAAACAACTACTTGTCAAAATCGAGGAAACAATTACAATCAGAACCATGAGCGTTTCGACTTCCGCTTCAGCCTTCGTATTCACGGGGAACGGCTCAACGTCGACGCCTTACGCCTTCACCTTTCCGGCGTTAGATCGCGCTCACATCTACGTTGCCACGACTACGGCGGCGGGCGTCGTTACCGTGCTTGCTGAAGGTGTAGGCTACACCCTGACAACCACGTTAGACGGGGAAGGCCGCATTATCGGCGGTAGCATTGTCACTGCCACAGCTTACAATAGCACGTATAAAATTACTGTGTTCCGTCAGACGGCGCTGCTTCAGCCCACTGAATTACCAGAGACAGGGCCGCTACCTTCCCACGCCATCGAAATCGGTTTGGATCGTAACACGCTGTTGTTGCAAGAGCTTCATCGCCGTTTGCTGGCTTTGGAAGGGAACTCTGACTCTGGCAGCGTGGTTGTTGTTCCGGCTGGCTCTACTGGCACGGATTCCTTGCAGGATGTCGCCACATTCGACAACGCCACAGTGCGAGGAAACACTAAACCAAAGCGCATCGGGCAACTTGGCCTTCAGCTTTCAGATAATACCCTTTGGCGCGCCACGTCCATTTCAACAGGCGCTTGGGTGTCGGTGCCGATTACAGGCGACACGGGCGCGGCTGGTCCCGCTAATTCTCTCGATATTGGGACGGTTAATTCCGGCTCCTCTGCTTCAGCTTCTATTGCAGGTGCGCCCCCAAACCAAGTATTAAGCTTAGTATTGCCCAAAGGTGACAAAGGGGACACGGGCGATGTTGGCGGCGTCGGTCCTGCAAATTCTCTTTCTATTGGCACTGTGACTGTAGGGGCTGCTGCTGCAACGATTACCGGCACAGCGCCATCGCAGGTATTGAACCTTGTTCTTCAAAAGGGTGATAAAGGTGATGCCGGCAATGATGGAAGTAATGGCGGAACTTTTGCCGATGCTCCCGCCGACGGTTTCACATACGCTAGAAAAAATAATGCGTGGATTAGAGTTTAAATTTTAACACTATGGGACTTCAACCATCTGACTTCACTACTGGCGACATTGCATTGTCTCGCAACACAGGCAACGGCACTTGGGAATTTACCAAGATGCCAGCAACGCCAGATACGGTGTTTGGTATAAACGGTTCCGGCGTTGTTACGGCTATCGCAACAAGTAGTCTTGGCGGGGGTGCTACCAGCTTTGCCGGACTCACAGGCAAAGCAAGCACGGCTCAAGGTGGACTAAATCAGGACAATTCAGGAACTTCAACCTTTACACCAGCTCAAGGGGTGTTTTTTGACTTGGTTCAAACCAAGACAAATTACATTGAGGGAATCTTACAAAATCTTAGTGGTGCAGCAGCAGCCAGCACTGACTTAGTGCTATCTAATGACGTTTCCACAGCCACGACGTTCTACGGCAATTTTGGCATTAACTCCAGTGGCTTTACTGGCAGCGGCTCACTCAACCTTGCCAGCGCTACTTATCTTACTGCCACTAGTGGCGAACTTGTCCTAGGCACTACGACAGCTAATGGGATTAGGTTTGTTACCAATTCAGGAACAACGGATGCGCTAAACATCACTAATGCAAACGCTGTTATTTTTAATCAAACATGGAATGCCGCTGGAACTACTTTCAACGGTTATGACATTAAAATCACAGACACAGCAAGCGCTGCTGCATCAGTGGCTTTTCGAGTGTTAGGTGGCGCGTCAGCTTCCGCCGTCTTGTTCTCAGTAAGACGAGATGGATCATTTCTTTTTACGAATTCTGATTCTAGCGGGTCTATTGGAACATTTACTACCTATTATGGTAGCATTAACTTTACGACTAATGGTTCTACCGAGTTAATCTGCTCATCAAATTTAATTACTTCAGCATCAAAATTTGGAGTTTCTCAGGCGTCAGGAACTGTTGTTGGATATTTTTTCTTAGATTCGGCTGGAGTTTTTGGGCAAAGAAATTCTACAAATGCCCAATCCTTCCGCGTTTACGGCACTTACACGGACGCCAGCAACTATGTTCGTCTTGGTCTTAATACCACTTCAACAACGCTAACGATTGCCGCAGAATCAGCAGGGACAGGTGCGGCTAATATCGACCTTGTGCTAACACCGAAAGGAACAGGCAATATTAGCCTACCAGGTGGCACCATGTTTAAAACAGCAGCAGCTTTAACGAATGGAGCTGCCGCAGCCGTGGGAACTTTGACTAATGCGCCTGTAGCGGGGAACCCTACAAAATGGGCACCTATTAACGATAACGGAACAACACGATATATTCCAATGTGGTAATCCTATGAACTTATCTCTTTCAGATTCAGCTATTGCCGCGCTTGAAGCGGAAGCTTCTAAACGGAATACCGTAGATTCAAAAGGTAAAACTACAGCGGAAACTCTAGCGACTGAGCTAGTCGAAAGTGCCGCTACAAGTTATGCTGTCTCAGCAACTCGGGCGAAGGCTGAGGCTCTTTGGGCAAAGCTCCAAGCTGCACCATCCGAAGTTCAACAAGCCGTCTTAGCGGCAGCAGAAAATGCGCTTTTATAATTTATGAAACCAACCAAAGAACAACTAGCCGAAGCCATCGAAGATTACGCAGCTGCAAAAGCTACGAATCGTCCCAATCTTATCCAAGCCACAGCTAAACGGCTTAGTGAATATGTCGAAGCTTTGTTTGCCCCTAAAAACCCTTGTCCTGACGTTGAGCCAAAATAATGCTAACTTACCGCTACAGTCCTATTTATGTATTTGCCACTCCTGACGGACGTGACGCATTGCCAGCGTTGAAAGATGCGATGGTTAAATGGGCTAAAAGCGGATTGGTTGCGTTCTCGCCAATGGTAGGAGATAAACGAATCTTCTTTGAGTTTGGCCCTTTGGATGACGGCGTTATTGCCCATACTTATTTACCAACTCAAGAAGATGATTACACGCGAATTGTCTTCAACGAAGAAACCGACTGGAGCCTAGCAACTGGATGGTGGAGATTGAATCCTTTCACGTTTGGCTATGAGAGCTTGCTACAAGTCTTCTGTCATGAACTTGGTCATGTTTTGGGATTAGTCCATGCGCCCAACAACGCTAACTCGGTCATGATTCATAACGATGACGTGAACGGTATTCATCAAGCACCCTTTCCGACGAAGTGGGATTTTGAACAGCTTAAAAAACGACTAGCATGAGCTACCCATCCCCAGCTTGCAAAAACACACAGCACGGCTGCGCTTTGTTCGCCTTCGTGGTCATCATCGCGGCGGCGGTGCTTTGTGCGTTCTGCGCCGTTGGAGATGCCGGGACTAAAGCGCAAGAACTACCCCACCCCCACACAATCCCCCACCCATGACTGCCCTTGCTCGCGCCATTTATAATGATATTCCCGCTTACATCGTCCGGGGCATTCTGGTTGCCCTTTCCATGCTGACGTTCGGCTATGTGGTCTTTTGGAGTGATGACCACAATGATGCTCGTTACATCAAACAAATGGACTGGAAACGTGAACATGATCGCGTGCTTGATGCGCAAAAGGAACATGCGGAAAGGATTATTACCATGGAACGTGCGCAACGTTCGACTGAACAAGTCAACGTGGGCGTTGCTAAAGACCTTAGCTACCTCAAAGAAAGCCAAGGCCGATTAGAAAAACACATTGAGGAAGCTTTAATGGTCCTCAAATCCAAGCCATGAGAACCGCGCTTCTATCTCTTCTGCTTTTCCTGAGTGCGTGCTCCTCGCCGCCACTCCCGCCGCATGTCATTCAATACAGCGGCAAAGGCACGCTGACCGTGACCGTGCAGCGCGAACAGCCAACCAATATTTTAACTTCTGTAGGCGAGAGCCTTGGAAGCATCGCCAGTAAACTCGTTCCCTTCTTATTGCCATGAACTTCTTTCAACGTCTTGAAGATCAAATCTTGAAAGCCTACCATAGCTTTCTGACTCCTGCCGTTACCTCGGTCATTGAGGGACAAATCGCCTCGGTAAATCTTGATCCGGTTCATGCCGACAAATCAGGCGACGAAAAGCATTTCTTGGTTGCGGCTTTTGTCGCTGACTTCTTCAAGATCGCTGAAACGGTGGCTCACAGCTTGGTTAAGATTGTCTTTGATCGACTGGAAGCCAAAGAGCCTGCTATTCTTCAGCCAATCACGGAACAGATTGAGCAAGCGGCGCAAGGCGTGGTTTCTGACGTGGCCGCACAAGCCAGCGTCTCCATGACAGCCAGCCCTTTTACCCAAGCGGCAACGATCCAATCCCCGAAGGGAACGCTTGCCGCCGTGCTTTCTATGCCAACGAATCTCACCCCCCAAGCCCCTTGATTATGCCTCCTAATCTTTACATCCCAATCCAACCCAAGGACACGAAGGAACCCGCTTTCTACATTGGCTTACTGAACATGTTCATCTCTTCAGGATGGGCGAAACGCCAGGGCTTAAAGTATGCAGGGATGGCAGCGGCGATGCTAGGCACTTACCTGGCTAACAACATTCACCCGGACGATACGAATTTGATCCCTACGATCACCGCAGGCGTGGCTGCAGCGTTGGCCTTGGGGTTTGAATTCGTTCAAAGTTACTTTGCCACTCATGCCGCTCCTAAAGCTGAAGTAGTCGAATGAGCTTCACGGACTGGATTGATATTATCGGCTCTGCGCCACTTCCTCCCCCTTCTCGCGAATGAACACCATCACAGCCTCCAGCTTTGCAGACATGGCCGATGTCGCACGGTATCAGCACGCTAAAGCGATGGGCTGGAGCGATGCGCGGGCCTTTAAGGTCGGTGACAACGGCATAGGCTTCACGGGCCATCTATGCGCAACGGAAACTGAAAACTGTTGCGCTTTGCCTTGGGAAATCTGGATGGGCAAATGGGGTGATAAAGCACATGCAGCGGGGCGCGGCGTCTCCGTCACTTACAACGGTAAGACCGTTCACGGTAGGATGTGGGATACCATGCCGCATCTTGCACAAATCACGAACGGGGCAGGCATTGACTTGAACCCAGGCTTCGCGAAAGCCTTTGGCGTGAAACCTCCCTTTATGCTTCACGGGGTTACTTGGGAATGGATCGACTAGCCCGCATCTTTGCAGGGTGCTTTCCTCCTATCTGCTTGCGTCTATAGGCGCGTGAACGCTCGCGATGTTTCTGCAACGCTTTGGGTGTGATGCGCTCGGCAAAGAACTCTTTCTTCCTGCGTAGAACCTTCTTCCTAAAAGTGGGGTTCTTTGCGTGGTAGTGGTTTCGATACCATTCCCGCTGATAGGCTCGCTTGGCCTCAAGATCAATTGGCGTCATCGCTCAGATAATGGTTACTGGTCGTTGTCGTCGTCGTGTGTCCTAGCGCCTTGGATGCTTCCTTTACGCCAGCAAGCCGCGCCGTGATTGCATCCTCAGTCAATTCAGCCAAGTGGTCGGCGTAGAGTCCGCGCAATCGTTGCAAGGGTTTCTGCACGCTCGGCATGAATGGCTTGAGCCACTTCTGAGGCTCGAACGCAAACCAGCGTTCGCGACTCTCCCACACGGGCAAGACAAACAGTTCATCTTTGGGTGTCGCTTTGAGTTGGCGCGCTAGCTCGGGGTCTAGGATTGTGGCGCGATAGCTGCGTCCTGTCTTCGTGAGAAAGTCCTCCTCTGGCCTGTCCCGTAGCTCGACGACTGGCTTGCCTCGGTGCTCTGCATACCATCCGCCACGTAGCGCCATGATTTCGCTACGGCGCAAGCCAGCAAAGCGAGCCGTCGCTAGTGTTCGCCAATCGGGAAGCGTGCGCGGATTAGTCGCCAGCGATTGAATTGTTTCTAGGATCTCCGATTGATCCAGTTCAGCGGGCGGACGTCTGACAACGGGCAACCAATGAATGTCACAAGCGTCTTCTGGAATAATGATTCCTTCTTCCTTGTAGAGCGGGCGCAATCGCTTGATGAAGATCGAGGCCGCGCAACGGACAGCGGTATTGATTGAGGCATTGCCTAGCCTGCGCTTTGCAAGATCGAGTTTCCCGCCTTGGCGTTTGGTCATAAACTCCCGCCATAGCTTCGGGCCTATCGCATCAATGCGAACGTCTTTTAGATCGCGGCCCCATGCTTCCCTTACGATGCACTTGAGCCACATCACATTCAAATCTTCGGCCTTCTGGCCTGCTCGCTTGGGCATGACACGATAGAACTCCACAACATCGGCGAGCGTGCGATAGCAGGGCAGCGTGGTTTTCTGCGCTGCTTGCTCAAGATGCTGACGTGCCAATACTTTAGCCACGTCTAGACTAGCCGTTCCCGTTCTAAAGTTCACCGTCCTGCCCTTCGCCCTGGATCGTAGACGCCATGTTCCATTGTCCAAGGCGAGCGGGTATTTGATGCCGTTGTGAACCAACGAGGCAATTTGGGGCAATTTTGGGGCGCGCATAACTTTAAAAGTTACCTGTTTGATAACATCGAAATATAACGTGTTATCTCCGAATGTCCCGCGAAATCAACCTTTGGAGAAGTGCCGGCGGCCGGACTCGAACCGGCACTATATCACTATAACAAGATTTTGAGTCTTGGTTTGAAACCTTGCTGGGTAAGGGCTGGCTTGACAATGGGGCGCGGTTTGGGGCAAGCGTGGGTATTCAAAAGGCTTGAAAATGACACGATTAAACCCATGATTTATTTATGAAGCTGCTGATTTTGCCCTTTTTATTTGCCGCCAGTCTTGTGTTGACCAGTTCGCGCAAGGCTCCGTTTGTCCGGTGTGCTCCTTACGCGCTGGTGTGTCCGGCGTGTGTGGACTGCAAAGCGTGCGTCGAGTGCGCGAAGAATCACAACCGCTGTTCAGTGTGCCGTGATAAAGACAAGCCGCCCGTGATGCCTAAGTGAGGCGCGCTTAAATGTCTTGCGTATTACCTGCGTGTTTGCCTATATTGCGGGTATGAAGATAGTTCATCTTTACATCTGCACTGCCATTATCACAGGAGCTATTTTTTATGCTCTGCGAGCTATCACTTTTGAAGTTGGCTCAAGCGGTGACACAGTTGGAATCATCAGAGGTCTATCTGACCTAGAGACACAAATGAAGTCTATAGAGTTCGATCTTCAGCGCATAACTCAGCTTTTGATCAAATAGGCATTTGTGCCTAAGAAAAAACAATAGTAATAAAGTTTAGTTATTACTATAACAAGTAAGCATGAAAAAGTTATTTACTTGGGTTTCTTTGATGAGGGTCTACGATCTTGGGGGCTGGTTGTGTTAAATCGCGCAAATAATCAGCTAGCGATTTATAACCAAGCTGTTCGAGCTTCCCTCTAATCGCTTGGTGTTCTTCGTCTGTAACCCAGACGCCTATTTTTTTCTTATTGGGGTTTCTTTGGTTTGGCATGTTCTAAGGTGTGTCTACACCGTAGGAAATACAATTTAAAAATATGTAAATTTATTTTGACAGGTGTAACCCCACCAATTATATATTGGGTGTAACCACACCATGAAAAAGCAAATCATTATTCATACCGATGAATTAACACACGCTTGGTTAAGCGATGAGGCTAAGGCTTCACGGCGCACGCTTGGCAATCAAGTTCTTTATCTTCTTCTTGGGATTAAGGACGTTGCTAAAAAACCAAAGCTTCAGACCAAACAAAATAACGCCGTAGCATGAGTGCGCCCGTCGTCACATCAACCAAGCTTTCGGAAGTCAGCGGCCTCTGCCTGCAAACCCTCAAGCGTGAACGCAAGTTCGGGCGCTTGGCTGGGGAAAAGAGGGCGGGAGTGAAAGGCTACGTTTACACGGTCAAGGAGGCCACCAACTGGCTTTCCTACAAAGGACTCCAAGACAAGATAGCTTTGCTGTCTTGAGAACATCACAACCAACTGAGGAAACAACTATCTATGACTCTATTTAACAACTTCCCATCACAGGAACATCAGCAAGCGCTGCAGCGCATTTATGCACGCCACAGCCATCAAGCAAACCAAGCTCGCGCTTTGGATCTCAAGAAGCGGATTCCGCTACGTGACGAGATGCCATCGAGAGGCATTACCAAGGGCGAAATCATCGCGTTGGTTATCCTCGGCCATGCCGCATTTGTGATTGGCTACGCCTTAACCAAGTAACAAAACGCCCCGCCTCTGCGCTAACAGAGACAGGGCAACAAGCAACGAACTGAGCAGAACGAGACTATGGAAGAATCTACAACACGCATTAAGCCTGTCAAGAAAGCTGGACACTACGAACACACGCTAGGGGGGCTGAGTTTTTTTTACACGTTTAGCAAGGGCAGTGACCAAACGAGGGACGAACCCGCAACGCCTGACGAACTCGTTGTATATTGCGTCTTTTCCGCACAGTCGGGGGACTCTCTGACGGAGGACTATGACAACGGGCTATTCAATGAAAGCGTCATCATTGGCGAACTGTTGGAAGCTCACTACGAAAACAACTGATATGGAATCGAGCTACCCACAACATTACCGTGATACTCTTGACCGTGCTAGGCTGTTGCTGAGTCTGGCCGTTGGAACAGAATTTGAGAGCGAGGCAAAAGACCAGCTTGATTATTTTGAAAGTTTTTTCAAAAAGCTCCACGAATCCGCACAGCAAAAGCGCCAACTCATCCGCAACAAGATCAACGATGAACTGAGCGTTGTCGCCCTCGGTGGCGAGGTTAAACCATCTGCAAAACGACTTATCAATTTCATTGAAGGAAACGCATGAACCAATCTCCTGAAATTAACGAACTGGCTAAGGCGCTAGCATTAACTCAAGCCGTTGGCTTAGTCGCTATTGAGAACACGAAGAACTCTCACCTCAACAGCAAGTATGCCGATTTGGTGGCGGTTTATGAAGCAGTGCGTGAACCGATGGCGAAGAACGGCTTGGCGCTCGCCCAATTTCCCGGGCAACTCCGCGAAGTCGGCGGCAAACATTGCTTGAGCATTACCAATATGCTTCTGCATGAAAGCGGCCAATACATCTGCGTCGAAATGGAAATGCCCGTTCCTCCTGAACAGAAGGGCTTGAACCCTGCGCAACTCTTCGGCCTTGTGCTGACTTATGCGCGGCGTTACGGCCTCTGCTGCGTTCTTGGGGTGGCTACTGGTGACGATCAAGACGCACAAGAAGCTTGGCGCAAGAATGAGCCTCAACGGATGCAGGCAACGGATTCTTCCACATGGCAAGAACTTTACGACTCGGGCGCGTGGCGTAGCTTTCCCGCTCCTGACGATCAGGAAATGAGAAACCTTGGTGACTTGGCTGTCTCTGAACTAATCCCGCTCATCAAGACGAATCTGGCGAACGGTGCGAGCAATCAAAGCTTGGTGGCTGCTCACCTTAGCATTGTGGATGCACGGGCAAAGGCTCGCGGTATGTCGCTGGTTGAGGCGATGAAGGCGGCACAGTGGAACGGGGCTTTCGATCTGGCGCAACTCAAGCCGGATGAAATCTTGGTGTTAGCTAAGGCAGTGGACGCTTTACCGAAAGGCCAGCCATGAGCGAGGAAACAACTACTTGCCCAAGCTTTGCGCCATATTTTGACGTGAACACGCCGCTACCTGCGGAACGTTCACCCGATTACAAGGGTTACATGCTCGGCCTGAAAGACACGGTGTATCATGCTCACCCTGCGCTGAATGCCTCCACGCTGAAGCATCGCACGCCTGCGGAAATGCTGCATTCAATGACGAATCCAAGCGAGGTAAGCCATGAAGCTTTGGCGCTCGGAACGGTGGTTCATTGGGCAACGCTGGAACAATGGCGTTTCAAGGAATGGGAAAAGCACATGATAATTTGTCGCACCAAGGGCTTAGACACGCAAAAGGCGGACATCGACCGTGCAGAGAATCCTGATAGGCTAGTTGTCACTCCTGAGATTGTGGAGACTGCGCACAGGTGCCTTGATGCCGTCCAAGCGAACGCTACAGCAATGGCTCTGCTAGATGGTCGTGACCCTGAAGACAGCTACGGCACAAAGTCACCAGTGACCAGCGAAGCAACGGGCCTTTATTGGGATGGGGTGATTTGGCGAAAGTGGCGCGTTGATCTTCTACCGCAAAAGCTGCCTGTCTTGATCGACGTTAAGAGCACGCGGGCGCATCCGTCTGAGTGGCGCAAGGAATGCTTCAAGCTGGGCTATTATGAACAGGCTGTTTACTATGCTCATAACCACTTCCTGCTGACAGGGGAATGGCGCGATTGGGCTTGGATCGTCGTAACGAACAAAGCGCCGTTTATGTGTCGCGTCGTGCGTATGCGTAACCTCCGCAAGTCGGACCCGCTTTATGAAGAAAGTATCTGGCGCTCCACACGGGAAAAGCTCGGCCTTGATGACAGTCTGAGGATCGGCCGAATCCCGCAATTCATCGCTGCGGCACAGGAAACAGAAGCGATGCGCGCAAGGGTCAAGCTTACGCCTGCCGTGCTGCGGTCCATTTGGGTAGGCTACGAACAAGAGTCACCTATTCACGAAATCATTGTTTGAAACCTATGCTCTCAATTTTAACGCATCTTGATCTCTTTACTGGAATTGGTGGTTTCTCTCTTGCCGCCGAGTGGACAGGTAAAATTAAAACAATTGGCCATGCAGAAATCAGCCCATGGCAAAGCAAGCTACTCGCGCAGCGATTCAAAGACATACCGAATTATGGAGACGTGCGAAACCTCAAAGGCATTCGTGCCGACATCATCACAGGGGGATTTCCTTGTCAGCCTTTCAGTCTCGCCGGGAAGCGCAGAGGCCAAAGCGATGACAGATACCTCTGGCCGGAAATGCTGCGAATCATTGGCGAGTCTGGGGCTGAGTGGGTGCTTGGCGAAAACGTTCCTGGTATCAACGACTTGGCACTCGACCAAATACTATCTGACTTGGAAGCTCTCGGCTACTCCGCGTGGCCGTTTGAAATTCCGGCTTCAGCCGTGGACAGTGACCAACTCAGATTCCGTGTCTGGATTCTTGCCCGCCATAACAGCAAACGAAGGCAAAGGAGCAGGACCGAAGCGATGGAAGGGGAGCAGAGACTATCGGGGTGCAAAGATGTCCGAGGGACTCCGCACATCGTTCAACGACCCGATATATACGCACCCAAACTTTGCGGAAGGGCAAATGGGATATCCAAGAGACTGGACGCTCTTGGAAATGCAATAGTCCCGCAAATCGCCTACAGATTTTTCCAGTGGATACTGGAAAACAATGAGACGCAACAAGACCTTTTTTCAGTAAACCAACAACAGATAAAACCATGAGCCAAGTAATAAGCCAATATCCAGAAGTTACGGAAACTCGCACCCTTAAAACGGTGCTTGATGCCAAAGAAATCACAGATGCTAGCATGGAGAATGCGCGGCTAGTCCGTGAGATTGGAGCACTCGAAGACGCTAAGAAAGCGAGCGCTTCAAGCTACAAGGCACGAATCGAAGAGAAGCAGGCAAGACAGGGCTATCTGTCCGGCCTCGTTATTGAAGGTTGGGAAGATCGGCAGCAGAAATGCTACTGGATCTTTGAGACAGCGGGCAAGGATGCGAGCGGCGAATTGATTCCACATCCTGAGAACAAGACGCTTATTCGTCAAGACACGGGCGAAGTTGTGGAAGTCGCGAAGATGACACAGAACGATTTTGATTCCAAGGAATTGCCCTTGGGTGATGTAGCGGAAGGAATCGACGAAGAAGAATAAGCCGATGACTGCTACCCTCCAGACTGTCCACGATATAGCCGCGCCCGTGCCGTTGCCTTCGCCTATGGTTCTCCCGCCATTGCGAGACAGGTTTATTGTCGGTCTGGCGGGTAAGTTCCGCGAATGTCCCGTTCCTCTTTCGGTAGAATGGATGTTTAAACCGCTTTGGAATAAGAACCGCACCGACTTCATAGAACGCGGCTTTGCGCTTCGCTCGCATAATGACAGGTGGTTCTTGCAACAGTGGCTGTTGCCCGATGGCAAGGGCTACACGCTGACCCCAATAGGACAGGAACGCTTAGAAGTCCTACAGGGGCCGCGTGACTCGGCGCTTTCGGCTGCTCCTGAGCCTGAAACGCAACTTGATCTTCCTTCGCTGCCTATGGGCTTGGAAGAAAAGCTCTTTGATTATCAAGTCCAACCAGCACGCCAGCTACTCAACGCGCTGACGACTGGCGCGGATGAGTGGAATTATCCAGGCGCTTGGGACTGTTCCGCGCTCGGCACGGGCAAGACTTATCAGGCGTTAGCCGCTGCCATCGGGACAGGGTTAGAGGTCGGTGTGATTTGTCCGTTGTCGGTGATTCCAGCTTGGAAAAATGCTTTCAAACATTTTGGCGAGGTTCCGCGCTTCATCCGCAACTATGAATCTCTCCGCACTGGCAACCGTGACTATGTGAAGCTCGAGCAATACCGCGATAAACGCACGGGCCACGCGGGACGGCGTTTTAACTGGACGGTATCGCCAACGGATACGGTTTTGCTTTTTGATGAGGCTCACATGGTCAAAGGTGGAACGACGAAAAACGCGGCGCTCGCTATCGCTGCCATTCGCCAACGGTTCCCCCTTATCTTCATTTCTGGCACGCTCGCCAGTGACCCTACGCACATGAGAGCGACTGGCCGCGCCGTTGGGCTGCATGAAGGCGGCGAGAGCTACAATCGTTTCTTGTTAGAGCATGGGTGCGAGCAAAGTCCAAACCGTGGAATGACATTTATAGGCGGAAAGAAAGGGCGTTTCTACCTCACGCGGATTCATTTGAAGGTATTTCCAAAGCGGGGCGCTCGAACACGGATTGAGGACTTAGGAGATAGATTTCCTGAGACGCAAATCATGGTGGAAGCTTACGAGACTGGCGAGACGGCAGCTATCAACAAGGCTTTCAAGGTCGCTGCTCAAACCATTGAGAATCTGACAAAGCAGGGCATGAGTGAAGGGCAAGCCAAGATGCTTTCGCAGACAGCATGGATGAAGGCTTTTCACGAATCCGAACGGCTCAAGGTGCCAGCAATTTGTGAGAAGGTGCAAGAGGAACTTGAGGAAGGGCGCTCCGTAGTCGTCTTCGTAAACTTTACCGATGTGCGCGAAGCTTTGATGACCAAGTTAAAGACGCAATGCGCCATCTATGGCGGTCAACATGCCTTGCAGCGTGAACAAGCTATTGCTGACTTCCAAGCAGACAAGGCGCGTGTGATTGTCGCCAATATCGACGCGGGCGGGGTCGGTGTGTCTCTCCATGATTTAAACGGGGATTATCCGCGAACTGCTATCATCATGCCAACGTGTAAGGTGGTAAGTATTACACAAGCTCTAGGCCGTGTGCATCGGGCAGGCGGTAAAACCAAGTCACGCCAGATAGTTTTCTACTCCACAGGATTCGAGGAAACAATCTGTCAAAACATCCGGCGAAAAGTCGGAAATCTCACCGCGCTGAATGACGGCGAGATGATGCCAGTCACTCACTTTGACCAAGTATAAACAACCATGAAAGAATATTGCACGATAAGAGTAAACGGCGATCCAAAGCCACAACCAAGACCACGCGCTTTTGCGCGTAACATGGGCGGCGGCAAGTTCGCTGCCCGCGTCTATGATGCAGGCACGGCGGAAGGTTGGAAGGGGCAGATAGCCTTGGCTGCGAAAAGCCATCTTCCGGCTACTCCGTTGGAAATGCCGCTCATGGTGTCTCTCTATTTCTTCTTAGCGAGACCTAAAAGCCATTACACAGGCAAGGGTAATCTGAAGCCTTCTTCTCCAAGCCAGCCAGTCAACAAGATGGACTGTGACAATCTCGCCAAGAGTGTGCTGGATGCGCTCACGCAACTAGGCATGTGGCGTGATGATGGGCAAATTACGCAACTTGTTATTTCCAAGTCCTTCACGACTTCTGCCGCTGGAGTCACAATCATAATCACGCCACTTGAATAGCTTATGTCGAAAGCAGTCCAAAGAATAGAGCTAGGTATTCACCTCCTTGAAAGCGGCAAGTATCGCGCTCGCGTGGATCGTGGCGGCACTCCGCTTGTTGCCGTTCGTCCAACGCTGGAACTGGCGCAAGAATGGCGACGTGTGACAATCGCAAACTTTCCAGCGGGCAAGCCCACAGGCATCAGGAGCGGCGATTCTATCCACGATTATACGCCGCAGATAGGCGAGGAAACAAATTACGACTGGAGGAAGATTATCAAACGCTACGATCTCCAAGCGGATGAAAGAAAGCGTCTGCGAATGGTCGGGCAATACCTCAAGAACCATTCAGGCCAGACCTTTGTTTCTGAGGCCATCGGTAAAGCCCTCGCCATGCGTCAAGAGGACGTGATGGAAGCGCTAAAGGTTCTTATTCATCTTAACTGCATTGTGCGCCTTAAAAACGGGTTCAAATGCGAAGCAGCTTAACAGAATGAACGTTATCACTCTCACCCCTGAAGAATTGGCTGGCATTATCGCTAATGCCGTGGCTATCGCTTTGTCTTCGCGTGACAAAAAGAGCACAGGAGCAGAGCGACAAGCACGTTACAGAGAGCGTCACAAAGCGTCACAAACCGTAACAGGTGCCGCGAGTGCCGCAAGTGACGCGAGTGACGTAACAAGTGACGCTTGTGACGCGAGTGCCGCGAGTGCCGCAAGTGACGCGAGTGCCGCGAGTGCCGCGAGTGCCGCAAGTGACGCGAGTGACGTAACAAGTGACGCTTGTGACGTAACAGTGACGCCTAAACCCTCCCCCTCGCCCCCTCCCTCCTCCTCTCTCCCCAAACCCCTCTCTCCTCCGCCCACCCCCGCACCCCCACCCGCACAACGCGCGAGCGCACCCGTGCGTAAGGAGCCACAGAAAAACCTCATTCCTGAGACTTTTGATCCTCAAGCCGTTGAAGCGCTGCAACGTTGGGAAGCCTACAAAAAGCAGCGAGGAGAGACTTACAAGCCAATGGGATGGGAAGCGCTTTTGAAGCAGTTAAGCGCCTACCCAACCGTTACAATCGTCCATGCAATCGACAATTCGATGAGGTCCAACTACGCCGGGCTTTTCCCCGAAAAAATCAACCAAAGAAACGGCAAACCAGCGCCGAAACCGCAACAACCAAACATCCTTGAAGGAATGAAAGTTTTTAAATTATGATTGATACCAAATCACAAGTTGAGTGCCTCTGCGCTACCTGCAACCAGACCTTCTACGACGAGGCTATGTCTATCGGTGGCAGGGTAATCAAGCCTAACCAATGCGAAGCCTGCGAGATAGGCGAGAAAGGCAAAGCTACGGCCAAGAATGCGCGTCCAGTGATCGAGCTAGGCGAGGACTGGCCGGAACGTCAGAAAGGAGCCATAGCAAACCGCAAAGGACAGGCGCTAGAGGTTGCGGGAATGTTTTGGTCGAAGATGGTTTGCAAAGGTCAAGCGACGATCATTCTGTTTGGCGACAGGGGGCGGGGTAAAACGTGGATAGCCTGCTATTGGGCTTACCTTCGCGGGCAAGCTGGGGATGATACGGGGATGTATCGCACGGCCTATGACTTCTTTCTTGAGATACGGCAAGCTTGGCGTCAGACATCCAAGGTTTCAGAACGTGAGGCAATGTTGCCCTATCGCAACACTCCGTTTCTTGTTTTAGATCAGCTTCACCAATGCCGCGCCCTTGATGCTAGTGGCGGTGACAAGGCAGCAATGTGGGAACGCATGGCGCTTGCTGACTTACTCGACTATCGGTATCGCGAGCAACTTCTCACGGTGTTGATTGTAACGCTGCCAACCATTGAGGAGGTAGCCGAAGTGATTGACGCTGACATTTGGGAGCGCGTGAAAGAGTCTGGCGGGCTTGTGGCCTGTAATTGGGAAAGTTACAGATAACGTCTTGGATCAGACAACCGCGTTAGCGAACCCATGAAGACGAATACTGAGAAAACTCATAGAGCCAAGGGGGTTGCCTGCATCTGATTTGTTCTGCCTCAAATTACCCAAGACTATGCCACTCAGAATCACAATAGAACTCATCCCTCGCGGCGACGAA